GATGAGGATCAACTTCTCAAATTAGTTTCTATTACTTCTATTACAAGTCATTTTAACAAGGAAATTTTTGTTAAGTGGCGTAAAAGAGTTGGAGATGTAGAAGCAGATAAGATCACCAAGGCTGCAACAAGTCGTGGAACAGATATGCATACTTTGGTTGAAAATTATCTATACAATAACACTCTTCCTGAAGTGCAACCTCTTTCAGACTTTCTTTTTAAGATTGCAAAGATTGAACTGAATAAGATTGATAATATCCATTGTCTGGAAGGACCACTTTATAGCAAACAACTTGGAGTTGCTGGAACGACGGATTGTATTGCGGAACACGATGGAGAACTTGCCGTAGTTGACTTTAAGACTTCTAAAAAGAAAAAGCCAAGAGATTGGATTGAGAATTATTTCGTTCAGGCGATGTTTTATGGTATGGCATATTATGAGATGACTGGAACTCCCATTAAGAAACTCGTCATCATTATGGCGTGTGAGGATGGTGAGTGTGTTCTCTATGAAGAAAGAGATTTGGATAAGTATATGAAGCTGGTCGTTAAGTATATCAAAAAGTTTGTGAATGATCGTCTGGAACTTATATCTGCTTGACTATTACATTAATTTAAGTTATAATACATAGTATATTGCCTAATCATATGGGAAATCCTTTAGAAAATCTTTTAGAACTTAATATAGAAAATATGGAACCAAGTAAAGAATTAGAACAGGCAATAGAAGATAAGTTTCTAACACCCTCAAAGTTTTCTTTGGAAGTCGAAAAGATTGTTGCAGAAGAAAACTGCAATTATATTGATGCAATTTGCCATTATTGCGACCTCAATAATATAGAAGTTGATTCAATTGCTAAATTAGTCTCCAAGCCACTTAAAGAAAGATTGAAGTACGATGCCATCGGGCTAAACTTTATGAAGCGTACCTCACGGGCAAAACTGCCTATCTGATGGCACCATTTCAAGTTTATTGTGAATATCTTGCGTTAAAAAGTCATTTTTCTAACCCAAAATATGATTATTTTAAGTATAATAAAAAAGTTCGTGCTTCTGTAACATCTTTTAATGCCCGAAAAGATAAATATTTTTTTGAGAAATCCTCAAGAAAATATAATGACAAAGAGATTGTAGATTTTTTAGTAGCAAACTTCGTATCAACGGACAACCCGAGCAGTTTATGGATCGGACAGATTATAAATTCTGGCGAAAGAACATACGCAGAATGGATGCGGCGACAGCAGAGTTTGACTTACTTATTCAAGGAGCAATCAACCGAATTGTTCTCGGAGACAAAATTAGAGGATGTTTTCAACTGCTCCAAGGGACACCCGATTGTCCTCAAAAGATATCTGGGAGGAAAACTCTCTTTAGAGGCATTCGTAATCTACAACAAAATATTTTCTTTCGCAAAAAACTTTGATAAGAAACTTTTAGATCCAGTATGGGAAGCAGTAAGTTTAAAATTATCAAAGTATGAACCATTTATACATATAGATGTGTTCTCTTACCGTAAAATATTACGAGAAATTGTAAATGAGTAGTTTTTTTGATTCTGATATTATTCAGGACGAACTAAAAGAAATTAATCACCTTCAAGAAGAAATATACGGAAGTATTCTTTCTTTTGGTATGATGGACCGTGAAACTAAAATAGAACATATTGAGAAACTGACTCTCTTGCTAGAAAAGCAAAGAGTGATGTATACTCGCCTATCTCTTTCTGATGATCCAAAAGCGATTGAGATGAAGGAGAATCTTCGTAAGTCAGTTGTTTTGATGGGATTCCCACCAGATACTGATATGAGTTTCTTATTCGGTAGTATGACTAAAACGATTGAATCTCTCAAACAATATATTGACGGTTGAGAGAATCTTTGCTATAATATACAAGTAAATCCAATTTATCTAATTAATCTAAATGTCATTTCAAGATCTTAAAAAACAATCCAAACTTGGTAATTTAACTGCCAAACTTGTTAAAGAAGTAGAGAAGATGAATACTTCTGGTTCTTCTGCTGATGAACGCTTCTGGAAACTAGAATGCGACAAGGCAAATAATGGATACGCTGTTATCCGCTTCCTACCTGCTCCTGATGGTGAAGACCTACCGTTCGTAAAGCTCTATTCTCACGCATTTCAAGGCACTGGGGGATGGTTTATAGAAAATTCCAGGACTACATTCGGTGAAAAAGATCCAGTATCAGAACTAAACTCTCAACTGTGGAACAACGGTACAGATGCTGGTAAAGATATTGCTCGCAAACAGAAACGCAAACTGACTTATACTTCTAACATTTATGTTGTCAAAGATCCTACAAATCCTGAAAACGAAGGTAGAGTATTTCTCTATAAGTTCGGTAAGAAAATCTTTGATAAACTGACTGCTGCGATGCAACCAGAGTTTGAGGATGAAGAAGCAATTGATCCGTTTGATTTCTGGCAGGGTGCTAATTTCAAACTGAAAGCAAAGAATGTTGCTGGTTATCGTAATTATGATTCAAGTGAGTTCGCAAAACCTGGTGCTCTTCTAGAAGATGATGATGCGATGGAAGCACTCTGGAAGAAGCAGTATTCTCTTTCCGAACTCGTTGCTCCAGATCAGTTCAAGTCTTATGATGAACTGAAGAGGCGTCTTGATTCTGTTCTAGGATCCAAGTCTGTTCGCCAAGATGAAGAAGTTGAGAGTGAAGATAATTCTCGTGGTTCTGCAAAGGATCTGGATGAGGACCTTCGTTCTGAATTGAGTTCTCTAAAACCCAGCCGTCGTGCTGCTGCGGTGGTTGAGGATGATGACGATGATACTTTGTCATATTTCGCAAAGTTGGCAGAATAAATTCTGTGCTATAATATGGAGGAGGTCAAGGGTCTCCTCCTTTTTTTTATGAAATCAGATTTTTATATTGACAGGATCTCCAAAAAACAAGCAGAAGATCTCTTATTGACTTATCATTATCTTAAAGATTTCTCAAAGGGATATAAATCGGGTTATAATTACGGCATCTTTAAGAAGAATGAGTTCTCTTCGTTAAATATAGGAGGACCTGTTGGCGTAATAATTTTTACTGGGTTGCCAGTACCAGAAATTGCAGTTGGCGCATTTGGTCTAGAAAGAAATCAACAGGAAGGGATTTATGAACTCTCAAGACTCTGCATTCATCCACAAACTCAACAGAGCGAGTATAATATCACTTCTTGGTTTGTTTCAAAAGCGATTAGACAATTTAGAAAAGACACAGAAGTTAAAGCAATCATCTCTTATGCTGATAGCGATTTTCATTCTGGTACAATCTATCGCGCTTGTAATTTCCAATATTACGGTCTTACAGATGCAAAGAAAGATTTCTATTATGCAGATGGAACTAAACACTCTCGTGGAAAAATCAAAGGTGCCAAAGGAGAATGGAAATATCGCTCCCGCAAACACAGATATGTAATGATGTTTGATAAGAACTTGAAGTGTTTATGGTCCGATAAGACGAGTGTTCTCGGTACGAATTAATTTTGGATCCACATATTGAGAACTCTTACCATAATTCATAATTTCTCTCATATCATTTATGAATTGTTGTAAGTACCCTTGTCTTAAAATATAAATGCTTCTCTTGTCTTCATTTTTCTTGGATTCATATTCATAGTTTGTGACACCTATGACTGGGTTTATTTCACCAGTTGAATCGGGTGCAAACTTAATATTCTCATTTGCACCAACACTAGTATATGTGGAATTATGTGAAACTACAATTTTAAAGTTTGAATCAACAATTTGCCCCTTTTCAAGAATTAATCTTCCTTTTTGATCTTTAACTTCAATTGTCTCATAATGATGAATGTCATTTAGATCTTGAATTGTATATTTGTTTTCTGCATAAATGTATAGATCACGATTTGAGAGAGGCCATTGATCTCTTACATTTATAATATTTGCTGTAAGTAATACCACCCAATCATAATCTTGACGACCATAAACTAATTCGGCAACAATATCAGGTCTTGCTCCTTCTGGAATTTGAAATTTATTAAACAGAGTTGCCTTATCCTGTAGCCAATCTAGAAGTTTAACTCTACGAAAAAGATTCTTAACTCTCACATACTCTCTAGAGGAGTTTTTATGAGGTAGTATTGATTGATATTCTAAATCTGGAAGTTCTCTAAAATAAGACATTAGTATCCAACTCCTTGTACTGAATATTCATCTTCATAATCTTCATTATAAACAGGATTAAGTTCTTTAAATGTTAATGACATCTGTAAATGAACTGGTGATCCATCATCATAAGTTGCATAAGTTCCAGATGCAGTATAATTAACACTAATATCAGTCAAAGCACAAGGCTTAAAAGTATTTAAGAATGGATGCTTTCTTGATCCACTCCTATAAGTCAATTGATAAACACTTGGAGAATCAATAAACAAACCTGAATTGGGATTATCACCAGAACCACCTCCACCATTTTTAGCAGACATAGTTTTTTTAAATGTTCTAATCATTTGCTTAACTTCTTGTGCCTCACTATTAGATCTTGGTGCCAGATCAAATGCAAATTGAAATGTACGAAGATTTACACCATTAAATAGAAGTTCTAAATTTGAGTTTAAAATTTTTCCCGTTGTTCTTGTAAGAACTCCTGATGCACTAACATTTGCTCCCAAAGTATTAACTGCCATTCCAGCAATATATGAAGATATTCCTTTTAAGTCATCTTGTTTTATATTTGAATTATTAAATTTTTCTTGCACTTCGGATAAAGTTGGTATCTTTATAGTGCCATTTACAGCACTATTAGCAAGTGCTACGGCAGCTCCTTGTACTGGATTTAGATTATCATCTCCCCAAGTTACAGAAATGCTATCACTTACATTTTGAGGTATTGGTAAAAGTATATAATATTTTGGACTTGTTTGATTTGCTTTTAATCTTTGTTGTGCTGTTTTTAATTTTGGAGGAATTCCAATTTCAGGATCGCCCTTAACATAATCAAAGATTTTAATTTCTAGATAGTCTGATGTATCATCCAATCTTTGTAAGGGATATCTAAAACTCTTTTGCTTTACACCACTAGATGCTGCTCTTCCTCTACCATAGGTGTTTGCAATTAGATCTTTAATATCTCCAGCAGTATTATCGTAGGGCATTTATGATACTTTTTAATTATTTATTCGGAAATTACTAAAAGGTATTGCTTGAAGGTCTTTTATCTCTGACGGGAACACTTCATATAAGGATCCAGCAATTTCACTCCAAGTATATTGGCGTGTTTCTCCCCAGTGCATATTAATTCCTTTAAATCCCCAATTATAGACTTCTGTTACTGCAACAAGAGGATTTTGATCGTATTGTATATTAGAAGTCTTTGCATTATAAACAAAAATATAAAATTTTCCTGCTGTTGGTATTTTTCCACTCTCATTTAGTGCTTCTAGAAGTTCTATCATTAGATCATCACTATTTTCTTTACCAGTAATACCATCAAGAACTGCACGGACTCGGTTCTGATTTGTATCAGTATCTGTTGGTTGCTTTTTTTGTTGTCTTGCAGATAAAGGTTTTCTAGGCATTAGTTAAGACCTAATTCATTTTCGGTGAGAACCTTAAACTCATAACCACGATCAGCACACCATTCTCTTGCCGCCTCCCACTTTGCCTGATTTTTGGCATACTCATATGCTTCACGAATATAACCTTTTGTTTGTCTTTGAGGTTTTGCAGGCGGAACAGTTTGTCTTTTTGGTTTTATCTCAATCATATATTTTTTGATTGAACCATCATCTTCCTTGACTTTTATAAGAAAATCCGGAAAGTATTTGTGAGCCTTTCCATCTATTGGGGATCTATAAACAACATATTTCTCTTCACTTTGCCATTCTAGAATATTTTTATTCGTATCACAATATTTCATAAAATGTCGCTCCCACAAAGAGCGGTATATAATACCTGTTGGATCTCCGACATATTTTTGAGGATATATTGGTTTATATTTTCCCTTATATGACATCTAAATAACTCAAAGAATCATAATAGGTATTTAGAGTGCCTGCACCAAGACCAAGAAGAATATCAGATTTCCAACCACTTTTTACAAATCTAGCACAAACCTCTCACTATCAGGTAATCTTTGGAGGATTATCTGCTAATTTAAGATCTTATTTGGGTAGAAGAGGAGTTGATCCAAGATTTGTAGGAGAGTCTGTTGGATTACTTTGTAATTCTGCTTCTCTTCCAGGAAGTTCTTTTGCAACTGCCGATATTGTTGGAAACTTTACTGGTGTTGCTGAAAAGATGGCACATACCAGAACTTTTACTCAAATTGATTTAGAGTTTTATGTAGATAGTTCTTATAAAACTTTAAAGTTTTTAGAACACTGGACGGAATTTATTTCTAGTGGTTCTGCGGCACAACCATATGAAAGTGGATATAATTTTAGAATGAGATATCCAGATCAATATAAATGTGATGCAACAAAAATTATAAAGTTTGATAGAGATTATCAAAAATATATTGAATATACCTTTTATGGTTTATTTCCACTTTCATTAAATTCAACATCAATATCTTATGAGTCTTCTAGTGTATTGAAGGCAAGTGCATCTTTTAATTATAATAGATATGTTTGTGGTAAAATATACAGTCTTGATATTGCTAGAAAAAGTGATAATAATAAAATTTCAGAGTTAAAAACCAATTTCTTAAATGAGACTGATAATAATAAACCAGTTTATGTTCCTATGTCTGCTGGTGCTGCTGGTGCAGGTGGAGTTCGTTCTGTAAGATTGGGTGCCAGTCCATATGAAAGAGCAACCCAGCAATTTTAAATTCGGCCAGCCATATAAATAATTTTATCTGATTTACATTTGGATTATTATGTCTTTGCCAAAAATTTCTGTACCAACATATGAGTTGGAGATTCCTTCAAGTAATAAAAATATTAAGTATAGACCTTTTCTAGTTAAAGAAGAAAAGATTCTAATTATTGCGATGGAGAGTGAAGATAGTAAGCAAATTGCAAATGCCGTTAAGAATGTCATTTCTGCTTGCATTCTTACAAAAGGTATCAAAGTTGATGAATTATCTACTTTTGATATTGAATATTTGTTTCTTAACATTCGTGGAAAATCTGTCGGTGAAGATGTTGAGGTTCTAATCACTTGTCCAGACGATAATGTAACGCAGGTTCCTGTTCTTATTAATCTTGATGAAATTCAAATTCAGATTGATGAGAATCATTCAAAAGATATTAAATTAGACGATAATCTAACATTAAGAATGAAATATCCATCTATGAATGAATTTGTTAAAACTAATTTCTCTTCTGGTGGTGATATTGGAGTTACAGAAACCTTTGATCTAATTGCATCTTGTGTGGAGCAAATTTATTCTGAAGAAGAATCTTGGTCTGCAACCGACTGCACTAAAAAAGAACTTTCCGAGTTTATTGAGCAGATGAGCTCAAAACAATTCAAAGAAATTGAGAAGTTTTTTGATACGATGCCTAAACTTTCTCATAACATTAAAATTACAAATCCAAAAACTAATGTAGAAAGTGAAGTTGTATTGGAGGGATTGTCGGCTTTTTTCGCGTAAGTATGTCTCACGAAGACCTTGAGTCATACTACAAAGTTAATTTTTCTTTGATGCAACATCATAAATATAGCTTGACAGAGCTAGAAGGAATGATACCTTGGGAGAGGGAAATTTATTTGTCCCTTCTTAAACAATATATTGAAGAAGAAAACTTAAAACAAGGCAGGGAGTAAATGGCTGAAGTAGCATCACCAATATCCGGAGGGTTAAGAATCGCTAGAAGGACTGTGTCTGCGGATTCTTTTGTTGCTGCTGCTCCACCTGCTGTTTCTCAACCAGACCCAGTTACCACATCATTAATAGCAAGAAACTCTGCAGGATTAACAGCAGTTTCTAATCAACTCTCATCTATTTCGCAGCAAGTTAATGCTTTGAATGCTGGGATGCAAAATGTATATAAAAATATTTTAACGAATACTAATTTAGAAAAAAGGCAGGATCAACAAGAACAAGAGCAACAAAGAAGACTTGCCGAACAAAAATTAAGAGAAGGACAAGAAAGTATTGTTGAAAGAAGAATACAAGGTGCTTTGATTTCGCCAGTACAAAAAATTGCAGCAAAAGCATCATTTACTCTTTCGCGTTTGATGGGATTTTTTACTACTCTTTTAGCTGGGTGGTTAGTGAATCAAGGAGTTCAAGGAATAAAACAACTAGCAGAAGGTGTTAAAGATAAACTAGAACAAGTTAAGAATAATGTTGTTAAAAATCTTGGATTTATTGGTGTAGTCTATAAGGCAATTAAAACTAGTCTAACTTCAGTTTTTGATATTATAACTGGTATTACTAATAAAATTATAAAGGCAGTTAATATAGGAATATTTTTGAATCCTGTTAAATCTCTTATTGGTGCTGTTAAAAAGCTAGGAAAAAACATATATGATTTTTTCGTTCCTGGAAATAAAAAAGAAGAAGAAAATCCTAACCCAGCAGATACAACATCATCAGCAGCAACCACTACACCAGCAGGAGCAGGCACTACACCAGCAGCAGCAACCACTACGCCAGGAACAGGCACTACGCCAGGAACAGGCACTACACCAGCAGCAGGCACTACACCAGCAGCAACCACTACACCAGCACCAGCAAGTTCGGTAAAATATGTTATTTTTGGTGGACAGAGATTTTCGGAACTACCAAATGGAGATTTAACTTTTCCTCTAGATAAAAGAACTAAACCAACTTCAGAAGAACTAAAACCAAAACAAGGTTCTACACAATCAAGTATTAGTATGGTTCCTGAAACCAACACCCTTCAACAACCACCACCAAGTAATATAGCATCTTCTATGCTTGGAACATCATCTAGTCAAGAACCAGACTTTACTAAACAACCTCAATATGGCACATCTACCGTGCAAGAGGTAATTGGTGTAAGTATGAATCAAGCACCTGTTGATTCAGTATCTTCTGCACAAATAATGCCAATAAAACCAGAGACGAAGATGAAAGTTGAAGGTATTAGACCATTACCAGAAGCAACACCAACTATTATTCCTATAACTATACCAAGTGCAGGAGCAGCGGCAAGACCACAAGGATCAGGTCAATCAGGTGGATCAGCCAATTCGGTTCCAGTAATTGATCCAGAAAACCCTAATAATTTTTATGTTATGTACGCTCATTCAGTCTATAATGTACCGATGACATAAGATGGCAATAGATACTGCACTATTACCTCAAAGAAGGACATTAATAAAATCTTCCATAGGTGTTGATAAAATTAAAAAGTCTGTTGTTTCATTTAATGAAAGTATTGAAAACACTCAAAAAACAACACTCAAAATCAATCAAACATTAGTACAAAGTAATCGTCAAAAACAAAGTACATTAGTTCTTTCCAGATCTAATTTTCAAAAAAGAAGAGAATCAGTCAGAAGAAGAGAAAGAGAAGATATTATTGAGGCATCAGGAATTAGTGGTGCAATTAAAAGACAGGGAAAGGTAATATCTTCTAGTACAAAAGGATTTCTTGGTAGAATACTTGATTTTGCCGGAACTTTATTGGTTGGTTGGTTAGTGAATAATCTTCCAACTATTATTAAACTTGGCGAACAACTTATAGGAAGAATTGGGAAATTGGTTGGTGTTTTAAGATCTTTTGTGAGTAATCTTACCACTACATTATCTGGATTTGGAGGTATTTTAACTGGATCTGTTACAAACTTTATTAAGTTTGATTTTAGTGATGATAGTAGATTAATTAGTAATAGTTTTGATAAACTTAAAATTGGTATGAATGGAATGACAAAGGATTTTGATGATGCAGTAAATATTCTTAAACAACCATTAGATTTTGGGTTTGGTGATATAAAAGCAGTTCCTGGTGCTCCTCCTGGATCTTCTGACGCTGCTGGTGATGCTAGTCGTGGTGAAGATGCGTCAGAAACTAGTGGCGGAGGTAAGATATTAAATCCACAAGCAGGATACTCGTATTTAAAACAACTTGGAGTTGATAAACCACACGCACTAGGTATTTTGGCAAATATTAAAGGTGAGAGTGGATTTAGAATTGATTCAAAACAATCTGGTGGTCCTGGAGTTGGACTGTTTCAATACTCAAGTGCTGGAAGAAAGGATAACTTTTTAAAGGCAGTTCCTGACTATAAAACAAATTGGAAGGGGCAAATTAAATATGCTATTAATGAAGATAAAGGTCCAGAGTATTTGCAAAAATCATTCTCTTCTCCAGAAGAAGCAGCAGAATGGTGGATGCTTAAATGGGAAAGACCAGACTCTAGAGTTTATACAGAAAGAAGAAGAAAGCATAATCAATTTATTAAATCCTTTGATCCAAATAAACTTCAACCAGCACCAGTCACACCAGCAACAGGATCTCGTGTTGTTGATACTGCAAATATATCACGAGGTGGTAATGGAACAGTAGCGTTGACTGTCAATCAAGGATTTGGTGCTCCAAGAGATGATAACCGTGATGGTAAAACTGATAGACTACACGCAGGTATTGACATTAATACAAACCGTCAAACAGGGTGGTTAGTTGGTTTTAGAGGATCTGGAACAGTTATATTTGCTGGAGTTGAAGGTGGATATGGCAATTTAGTTAAAATTAAATCTGGAAATACTACATATTACTTTGCTCACCTTGCAAAAATATATACAAAAAGTGGTCCTTATAATGGTGAAGTAATTGGTGAGATTGGAAATACTGGTGGTAACTATGGAATACATTTACATTATGAAGTTCGTCCAAATGG